GTCGAGGCTAACCCGCAGAAAAAGTTTGCAATGGGAAAGCTCGACAAGGAAGCGATAGATTTATATACTTGGGAGACTATAACGCACTTTGGTATAGGAAGTAAGCTGGACGAACGAGGACCTACGAGGCCTATCGTAGGTATCGACGCTTTTAGGGCGTTACTCGCAAGTTTTGCCTTCAGCCCTATCCATAACAAGTATCCGCACTTGGGTTGGGACATAGGAGAAAGCCCAACCCAAGAGCTAGCTAGGTATTTAGGCCTAGCAGGAATGTCTTATACTGCGGCGGGCTTTGTAGGTAACGACCGGCCAGCGCTCGCGGCATATGACTTCCAAAAATGGGATCATTACGTACAGTATGCTGAGCAGCGCATAGTGAAAGAGGTCATGTTAGAACTCTCGTCGACCTATATATTGGACGACCAGGTTAAGACTGACATCTGCTCTGCGCTCAAGAAGATGATTGAATCGCACGATGCTGCGGTTTATACATCTTCTGTGTTTGCACTTGAGAAGTTCCGTTTGCGATTAGAGGAAATAGTAAACAACGCCAATGCAGTACCCTTTAAACCGAAAGCAGGCCCGGAGGTAGCGCAGGGCCAGCGTGTAAAGTTCGTCGCACCCGACTCAATCTTTGTTGCTAATTCGGCAACACAGCAATCAGGTAGATGGGAGACGTTAGAGGGTAACACTCAGTTGTCGCGAACGCGTTTGGCGTTACGCGATGCTGAGATGTCTTCGGTTGGCGTGAACGCCATGACCGCACTGTTGTCTTTCAACCGTGCGGATGACGTCGCGGAATGTTATCGCTCGCTTTATGCGGCGGTAGAATCAGTGAACACTATGGTACGTATCGGCTACAAAGCGAACGTGAAAAAGCAAATTGTTAGCCGAAGGACTGTCATTTACTTCAGGATTATTTATGCTAATGGCACAATGCGAGGAATGCCAGCGCGGACAATATATTCGGTAGTGACAGGACCTCCATCCAAAGAATCAGGAAGACTGCCGCACAACATCGCTATAATTAGTGCGTATGCAGCAAATGCGGAGCGAGCAGTACGCAGAGGCTTAGAGCCGAGCCTTATGGTTAGACTCTATGTCGAAGTGTCATATTATTTCGCATACATCTCTGTGGCTACAAAGTTACGTGACCAGTTTCATATAACTTTTACTGCCGCAGAGAGGAAGACTTTGCGCGCCATTGGGGGCACTTTATA